TGCACTTTCTGCAAAGGTTTCATCAAGTACCATATCTAAATTTGCATAAAAAAGTGCAAGCTCTAAAGCAGTTGGTGCAGTAGCATCATATATGACGGAACCTTCTCTTTTATCAAATTTATCATCCACATTCGATAACATCCTTGCAGATATTTCATCAAAGTCCTGTTCTTCAAACACTATTTTTCACCCCCTGTCAAATCAAAATCATATTCTGATTCTATTTCTTCATCATCTACTGTAATTACAGTAAAATAACAATGTATCGTATGTCTGTCTACCTGCTCCACTTGAAAATTCTCCACACTTTCAAAGCGATCATCTGCAAGTATAGCATCTGTCACCCTTGCCTTGATTTCACTCATAACATAGGGTATCGGCATACCGTACAAATCTTTGGTTTCAATCCCATAATCCCACGAATATATTTCATACTCATAGCGTTCTGTGTTCACTATTTTAAGGATTGCCTGTTGAAGTGCTTCCACATCATCTACTTTTCCCACGAATTTACATTTTCGCATTTCATTTTCATCTACCGGGATTTTCATTTTATAGGTGTATGATGGTTCCTGTTCTTCCTCAAAATCCTCTAAATCTTCTTCATCATCTTCAAATTCTTCATAATTTTCAATTTTTGGAATCATCACATCACCACCCTATCTACCACAATATAATCTTGACCGCCCCACTTTCTGATAAGCAATACTTTTTCCCCTTTTTTCAAGGCATTGTGGATCCATATTTTCTTTTTTTTCAAAATAATATCGTGATCATGACTTGCATAAGCTGCTGCACCACTTCCCCCTGCCCTTGGTTGTGTTTTCCAGTCATATTCACTTTTTACTGTAATTTCTGTTTCAAAGTCTGTCACATTTCTTGCAAGATGAAGAAAATCTTCCTCTAACTCCAATCCATCACTTTCTGAAAGTTTTATTTTGAGTGGGCTTTCAGATGTAACAGTACCAATGATATAATTACAAGGTCTTTCTGCATGAATTGCGTTTACAGCAGCTTCCTTTACATAATCAAACCAATGTACTTTTTGATTATCTCCTTTAGCCACTAAAATCACCCCCTGAAAGAATCAAATCCATAGTCCATTCATGATTTCTAAAAGTATGTGTTACTTTCTCCACAAGCATATAATTTGATACTTTTAATTCATGAACTTTTAGCATTACTGGTACAAGAGAACCTGCACGAACCTTTTTATTTCCTATAATGCCGGAAACAGAAAGTGATTTTTTCGCTTTTGAATAAATCTTTAAAAGTGCCTTTGACTTTATCTTTCCAAGATCAGGATCATCTATCTTTTCCGTATATTGCAACACACCCCATTTGTTTATCTTCTTTGAGTTTTTTGCGATATACACATCATATTTTCCGGTCTTTTTATTTTCGTACATAAGTTTTATCTGATTATAAGTTTCATCATCAATGCTAACTTCATAAGAAAAATCTTGCCCGGTTTCTTCATCAACTAAACATTGATTGACTTTCATTTTTGATATGTTGGTCAAGGTCAATTTTCCGACTTTATCATATAAAACAAATACAGTTCCCTTCATCATGGTTGTTGCATCTAAAGCGTTCTGAATTGCATCAAACAATGCAACATTATCATCTAATCTTTTCGGTATTACATACCCGGTATTAGCAAGTGATCCGGTCTGTAGATTGAATTTTTTCGCAATCTGACGGATGACCTGATCTGCTCTTTTCTTCACATAAATTACATTATCCTTATTTTTCAAATATCGTAACTGATCATAAGCAGTATATTTCACCATGCCATCTTTTGACATAGAGTGCTTGAAGATGAAACCATAAAAGAACTTTGTTTCATCCACCCACACCATAACTGCATTACCTTCTTCAATTTTATATTTTTTATCAAACATGGCAGAAAAAGTAAGTTTTCCCGGTGTTCCCTGACGCTCCCAAACAATCTGCATCCCATCTTCTACCGGAACAAAAAATTTCTTTTTTCCGTTGTTGATCAAAACATCCACAAGGCTGTTTGGAAGTTTTTCTGTTTCCTCTATTTCTGCATTGATTTCTGTACTCGTTTTTGTGGTCTTTTTTCTATTCAGAACTTTACGCAAATAAGCAAGCTCCGTTTCGCTACTTTTCTTTGATTTCTTACTTCCACTACTACCACCGCCACTACTTCCACCGGAACCCTTAATATTCAGATTCTTGTAATTAGGTACACCATAACCTGTGATTGTCTTTTCAGAAAGTGAATAGCTTCTTCTGCATACTCTATCAGAAGAATTTCCCTCAATCGTATGCAGAGTATTCCCGGAAACATATTCAACCAATCCCACATGACTTCGCCCGGTCTTAAAATAAACAAAGTCACCCCTTTTTGGTGTGTACCTTCCTTTATACTTAAACTTTCCTTTCTTTTTGAACCAATTCATTCCGGTTGTAGTGGATGCGGTCTTTGGAACTGCGGAACCTTCCCTGGCTTTATATCCGCACCATGAAGCGAACATATGACACCAAGCGGATCCATTCATTCCCATCCAAGCACCATATTTTGTATGATTAGTTCCACTTTCTTTATATCCTAATTCACCGATTGCAACATCTATAATATCCTTTGCCATATCACCACCACTACTTTCTAGGCAATTTTAGAACGGTTCCCGGATAAATCCAATGACCGTTGGAAGATGATTTTCTTCCATGTTTTCTTGCGACTGATTCAATCGTTTTTTTATTCAAAGTATAGATTGCTCTCCATTTACTACTGTTATTTAATTGCTTTCTTGCAATATTTATCAGGCAATCCCCTCTTTTTACGGTATAGTTCTTTGATACTTCTTTTGTTTTTCTTGTCTTTTTCTTTTTAACAGACTTCTTTTCTTTTACCTTTGAACTGGTCTTTGTTTTTTTCTTTTTCTTCTTTTTAACCACAAGTTTTTTTGCACCCCATGCACGATATTCAAGCATAGAGATTTTCACTACAACATCCATTCCCTGTTCTTCTGCATCTTCCTGAATTTCATAATCCTCTATGGTTACATCTATGTTTGTATCCCATAACAATTTTTTACCATTCGGAGAAGTCCTAAGAAGTTTGAAAGTAACTGGTTTCTTTTTCTGCTTCCATTCTTCCAACTTATCCAAGTAGTAACTTGCATCTTGAAAACCATTAGGATATACCGCAAAAGGATATTCGGTTGAAGCCGGGAGTAATACTTCTGTGGAAATATCTGTCAATCCGGTTTTCTTTACTAAATTGACTTCACCCTCATTTATGAGGGTGATAGTCTTATTTTTACCATTGATCCTTGTGGTAAGTTTACCGGGAGTAACCGGGAAAAGAACGCTCTGAATATACATTTGATACATTTAATGCACTCCTTCCGCTGTTGCAGCCATCCTTTGCTCAAGATCTGACCGCAAATATTCATTGATACCGTCTAAATCCATATTATTTTTAACGGTGTTATGATTCGTCTGTTTTACATTGATTCGTGCAGTAGTAAAGCGGTTTATCGTGTCACGCTCTGCCATATCCTTAATATATTTCAGATTTTCACTTGATACATCTAAGGACTGTGCAGCCTTTTGTGCTGCTTTTGCGGTGTTCCCAGTATTCTTTGCGGTTTGTGCAGTATTGTTTGCAATACTTGCTGCACTATTCGGACTAGCAACCGCATTTCTGTAATCTGATACTTTAGGAATTTTAGTTGCTGTTCCTTTGACCGCATTAGTGACCTTCTTTGAAACTCCATCACCCCACTTTGCCCCTGCATTATAGGCATCACTCGCCCACCCTTTATCAAAGGCATTAAATGTACTTGCACCGTTATTAAAAGCATCACTTATTGAAGTGTAACTTTGCTTATTATTGGCTGCTGCTGCACTTTTCGCTGCATAATCATCTGCTGCTGCGGTAATCCCTGAATAATCAAAATCAACGAATGGTAATTTGTTCAGGGCTGCACAAATACCCTCTATTACCGAAATAGCGGTTGAAAGAAGTCCATACCACCATGACTGAACAGAAGATATTGCATTATGAAATGCAGTCATAATATTTTGCCCTAATGCTGCAATCGCATTTCCAATACCAAGTGCAATATTTGCAACGGACAAGCCCAAATTCTTAAAGAACTGAATTACTACATTGATTCCCCCAGTAATCACTCCAAAGGTAGTTTGTGCCGTATGTCCCATTCCTGAAAAATGGTTTGCAACTGCAATAATCAATCCAATCAGTATAGCGATTGCTGCAATAATCCATGTGACCGGACTTGCAGCCATAGCTGCGTTCCAAAGCCATTGTGCAGCAGTTACTATTGTGGTTGCTATCTGGACTATTGCAAGATATGCTGCAAAAACTGCGATTGCTCCGGCA